GTCCATCGCCGAGCTCAACAAGATGGAGGGGGAATACCCGCCCAGTAATGTCCTTAAATTGGAGCCTGGCGATACCTTGGGGCCGATGCTGGTAGAGTTGCTTGCTAAGTTGAGGGGCTATGGTAACCAAGACGAGGACTGAAGCGGACTTCCTTCACGACATTAACGAGATACGGTTAGCTCTTGGCCATGAGTGGGGACCCGAGCAAGAGCCGATTATCCTCTGCAATGAGAGAGAGATACTTGGCGCCGGTGGGGAGCGCGGTGGTAAGAGCTATGTGGCCGCCGAATACTTTAATGTGCGGTTCTGGGAAGGTGACCTTTACTGGGTAGCTGGCCGTGACTACGATAGGTGTCACCAAGAGTTTGAGTATATAGCCAGGGCAATGATAGCCCTGGGTGCCGTAAGCCCAGAAGATGTGCATACTCCCCAGAATGGCCAATGGCACATGAAGCTCAACACTGGGGCCACGGTCAAGACCTGGAGTTTGAAGGACTGGCTAAAGGTAGGCTTTGAAGCTCCAGATGGAATCCTTATTGCCGAGGTAGCTCAGATTACACATACGGAATACACCCGGCTGTGTGATAGGACATCAGAGAAACGGGGCTGGGTAATCGGGACCGGCACCTTTGAGAGTTCGCTTGGCTGGTTCCCTGAGAAGTGGAAGCTGTACCAGCTGCCAGGGCAGCCAGGCAAGTCCTTTTCTCTGCCATCGTGGTGCAATCGATATGTCTACCCTGGTGGCTATAATGACCCAGAGATACAGCGCCTGAAGGCAAAGTATTCTGAAGACTATTTCTTGGAGCGGTTTGGGGGTGTTCCCTGTCCACCGAAGGGGCTTGTCTTCCCAGAGTTTAGGTATCTAATCCATGTCAAGGAGATGGCACTCTTGGATGCTCCTGTCTACCTGTGGGTTGACCCTGGGTATGCCGGGGCTTATGCGGTCGAGGCAGTGCAGGTGTCCGGGGAGTTCGTCCATGTTGTTGATGAGATATACGAGCAAGGCTTGGTCACCGAGCAGATTATAGACATCTGTTTACAGCGGCCATGGTGGCAGAGGGTGGCCGGTGGTGCCGTAGATATAGCAGCGAGGCAGCATCAGGCTATGCCAGCGGTGGCCGAGGTATGGAAGGAGAAAGCGAAACTATCCTTATCCTCACAGCCAATTGAAGAGGCAGCGGGTCGGGAGAGGTTGCATACTTTCCTTACCGTCAACCCGATAGACCATCAGCCCAGGCTGTTTATCAATCCCCAGTGTACCGGGATTCTATCAGAGTTCGGTGTCTGCCCTAATCCGTTTACTGAGGAGGCGGCGCCCTTCAAGTGGAAAGAAGACAGAGTTGGGGCAGTGGTAGGAAAGCAGCCAGAGGACAAATACAATCACGGTATCAAGGCAGTAATCTATGGTCTGATAGACAGGTTTGGATATGTGACTCGTAGCCGAGAAAGAGGACCAGTGACAGTAATTGATGAGAGGTACTAGCTATGGATTATTTGAAGGCCATTGAGGACAAGAAGGGTGAGCTTAGCGCACTCCACGCTCGCATGGATGCAGATAAAGACCTGGTGAATCTTGCCAAGTATTCTCTGAAGGACGTCAACGATAAGAATGTCCCCAACGCTATCAGTGTCACCTTGAATGACCCGGCCGTATTTGCTGCCAATGTGGAGTCATCTTTAGGTAAGTCCACTGAACAGGTGGTAGCAGAGTCCGATGATAAGAAGCTAGATACCTCATACATTGAGGACTTTGTGAGGGCGGCGCTTGCCTCTGCTAACTCCAGGTTGATAAAGAGTGGCAAGTTCCCGTTAAATCCCTTCTTTGACCAGCAGATGTGCCGGCGGGGAAGAGGTGCTGCCCGGTGCCTCTTCAGGATGGATAAGACAGGACAGCTCATTACAGATATAGTTTACTGGGATACTAGATATATGTACCATGCTATGGGTGCTGATGGCTTGGCCTGGGCAGCGTATGAGACTACCCGGAGTAGAGACTCTATTCTGGCTGAATATCCCAAAGCCGACATTACTGAAGAGTCTGCTGTGGTTCTGGATGTTTGGGATAAAGAGCACAACGAGGTCTATATAGCTGAGAAGCTGGTCAAGGAATGGAAGCACCCTTGGGGTTTTACTCCTGTTGTGCTTCAGGTAGTGCCGATGGGTTCTATGCTGGCGGACAAGGATAGTCTGGCACATCAGGGTGAGTCAATCTTCTTCCTCATCCGAGACCTTATACCCGAGTTAAACAGGCTGGTGAGTATTATTCAGAGCTTAAACCTGAAGGCTCTTGACAATGCGATGCTGTGGAAGAGCAAGGAGGGAATAGAGGCTGAGGTTCCTTCTCATAAAAAACTTACAGCACCAGGCGCAGTAACACCGGCCGATATTGGGGGTGGTAGTGAGCCTGTCAGTTATGGGGAGCTTAAACGCTCTGCCTATCTTCTGCACTCAATGATAGAAACGAGAGTGCAGAGGGGGAGCCTTTCCAGCATTGACCTGGGGACTCTTGACTTCCAGCTAAGTGCTGTTGCTCTGGTTGAGATTGGCGAAGGTAGAGACCAGGTATTCTTGCCTAGGCTTGGCGCACGTGGACTTCTCAACCAGCAACTGGCCGTCATGATGATAGACCAGATTATAAAGACCGGTGCAACCAGCGTAGAGATTGGCACGAGGGGGCATAAGAGGACATTTGATGCTCGTAAGCTACAGGGTGAATACGAGGTTAGCTTTAAGTATTTTATTAAGTCACCCAAAGTAGATGTAGCCCGTTTCTCAATGGCTGCGGCCGCCGGGAACTTAATACCTGAGAAAGCTAAACGGCGTGATATTTTACAGAGGGAAGACCCGGAAGAGGATGAAAGACAGTTGCGGTGGGAGGAGGCTGAGAGGCTCAGTCCAGCTATCAAAATGAACAGGACAATCAGGGGCTTGCTGGAGATGGCTGAGAGAGGTGATGAGGCTGCTGGGTTTGAGGCAGAGCTAATGTCGGCAGAGATGGGTATAAACATTCAACAGATGCTGGCCGGGGAGGTAGCGCAGCAACCGAAGCCAGAAGAGGCACAGAAACCTCAACCTATGGTGCCTATGTTTGGTGGAGGTTCTGCCAGGAAAGCGGCAGAGATAACGGCTGAGCCAAGAGAAAGCGAGGGGGAGTAAATAATGCCCAAGTTCAGTATTGAAGCAGAAGTAACGCCTGAAGTTGGAGAGATTAAACGGGGAAGGGAAATTGGTAGAGATAGAACTTTCAGGGAAAGAAGTAAAAAATATATTTACGCGAGGTGTCCTAATTGCGGATTTGAACGATGGCTTCAACTTAGAACTCAACCAATGACGCAAATCTGTAGAGGTTGTTCAGGGAAGGCTAGCGCACCTAGCCGCACTGGTTCTCTATGTCCTACTTGGAAGGGAGGTCGCAGGAAGACATCAGATGGCTACATTGCAGTTTATCTTCAGCCAGATGACTTTTTCTACTCTATGGCTAATCGCAATCATTATGTCTTGGAGCACCGATTAGTAGTAGCAAAAGCTCTGGGCAGATGCCTGCACCTTTGGGAGATAGTCCACCACAAACAGGGCTTTGCAAAAGACGAAAACCGATATCCCGAAACTTTACAGCTAGTTACTGACGATAGGCATAAGCAAATTAGTATATTAGAGAGACGCATAGCAACATTGGAGAAACGGGTTCTCTTGCTAGAAGCCGAGAACATAGCCCTAAAAAGAGAGGTTACGATATGAAAAAAGGCTTCACTATTGAAGAGCATCAAAAGAGAATGAGAGAGATATTAAACCCCAAGCCTAAAGAGGTGGATAGGAACTCTGTGCTTCAAACCGTGCTTGCCAAGGCAAGGCTGAAGAAGCCAGGTGAAACACCAGTATGAACGGTAGAATAGCAAAGAAGATACGGCAGGTAAGTAGAAGGAACTGGCGGGAGTTTTACTCTGATATTATGACGCTATCTTTTTGGAATAGGCTAGGGATTGCTTGGTTTCTCGTAACTCACAGGAGGCAGAATAAGTGACTGGTATTTCAGAACTCCTAAGCAAGTACGGAACGAGCTTGGAAGAGACACGGAAGCTAGTGCCCAAGTTGACAGAGGCCGTTAAGCTGAAGCGATCTATCAAGCCTCAGCCACAGGTACCTGACTTCTTTACTGCTGAAGAGGCTAGAGAGCTAGGTGTAGAGCTTGACCGGGGCTGGATGCTCAAGGTAACACCTCCCAAAGATGGTGCCGAGCCGTCCTTCAGCTACATTACGCCGACTAAGTGGGAGCTCACCGAAGCTGGACTATACATATCCCCGGAGGGGAAGAGATATACTGCTGAGCAGATGGAGGCGGAACAAGAAGAGTATTTAAGGTCTCTCGAGCGGATGCCGATGGAGAAGGGGCTTGCCCCGGAGCAGATGGAAGTAGAGCGGGCTTATAGGCAGGCTCAGGAATGGGAAAGGCTAGAGAGCATATTCGGCAAGGTATTCCCGGAGCGGGATGTGATGGATATTCTCGCTTATGCTGAGGCTCAGCCGGAGGCCTTCTATAACG